AGTGGTAGGTCAAGGTATCGAGGACATCATCCGTAAGGCCGGGCGCCGTCGCCCACACCTGGCAGAGGACCTGGCCCAAGAGGCCCGCATCTCGGCCTGGATGGCCAGCAAGACGTGCACGGACAACCACTACGTGCGCAGGGCTGCACGCAACGGCATTGTGGACGCCATCCGTCGTGAGGAAAAGCTCCGCTCGTCCAAGCCGCAGATGTGTGAGCTGACCTGGGAACTGCCCGTCGAGCCTGAGCCGCAAGTGTTCCCGTCCTCGGAACTGGCCCTGGTGCGCGACGTGGCTCTACTCTCTATCCAGGGCGTCCGGGAGCGCGACGGGCTGACCTACTACGAATTGAACAAACGCCTGGCTGCCGCCCGAAAAAGACTGGAAACTGAACTGTGAAAAAGCCCATCTCCGAAGCCAAACGTCGCAGAGTCCGAGAGATAGCGGAGCAGACCAGCACGGCCATGAAGGCCGGTTTCAAGTCCGGCATTCAAAAGGTCTTTCTCCTGCCCGACACCCACGCGCCCTACCATGACAAGAAGGCGTTCAAGACGGCCCTCGCTGTCATCGCCGGTGGTGGGTACGACACGGTCGTTTGCATGGGCGACTTTGCAGACTTTGCAGCTGTCAGCTCACACCCCAAGGACCCGGGTCGGCTCCTGCCGTTCGACCAGGAGGTCAAAGGTGTCAACGTGGCGCTAGACCAGCTGGACGCGGCATGCAAGGCCGGCAAGGTGCGGCAGAAGCATTATCTTGAAGGAAATCATGAGTCCAGGCTGGCTAGATTTGTCCTGGCCATCGCCCCCGAGCTCCGGACCTTCGTCGACTGGCGGGACATGCTGCACCTGGACAAGCGCAACTGGGCCATGACGCCCTACAAGGAGTCCCTGGCGCTTGGTTTCCTGAAGCTTAGCCACGATTTCGGCCGGGCTGGTGTGAACGCTGCCCGGGAGTCCTGTCGGGACATGGGCGCGTCCGTCGCCTTCGGCCACACGCACAGGTTACAGGTCCACTACCAGGGCCAGCTGAACGGTGACCGTCACGTGGGTGCCACTCTGGGCTGGTTGGGAGACCCGGAGGCCATCGACTACCGCCACAAGGATGCCATCCGCCGGGACTCGGTCCACGGCTTTGGGACGGTGGACATCCTGAAAAACGGCGAATTCTGGTTGAATGCCAAGCACATCCACAACGGGCGTGTTATCGTTGACGGAAAGCTGTTCACGGCCTGACATGAAAATCTCCTTCTTCTCGGACAAGCACGATTCAGAGCCACAGGGCGCGGAGGTTGCGTTCGCCGACCTGCCTTCCGTCCTCCGGGAGGTTGCGTCGAGTGACAAGGAGACAGCCCCGCTGTGGGCACCGGCCCTGATGGAAGGCGGTAAGACAGTCGGCCACACCAAGAGCGTGGAAGCCCTGGCCTTGGACTTTGACAACGGAGAGCCGCCCTGGGACAAGCTGGCGGGCTGGACTTACTTCGCGCACACCAGCCACTCACACACGCCAGAGGCCCCTCGCTGGAGGGTCGTCCTGGAGCTCGACCAGTCGTACGACGTCGAGACCTGGAAAAACCGTTTCAAGGCCAAGTGCGCCATGCACGCCCTGACCCAGGACCCGGCCTGCTGCAACCCCAACCGGTCGTTCTACGTCCCCCCGCCCAACGCTGAGTGGCGTGAGAATGAGGGCCGGCCGGCGTCCATGCCCAGCCCGACCGTGGAGAGCGCGCCGGAGCGGCCCGACCTGACGGACAACGCTGACGGGCTGCTCTCGGACGGGTCCGCGTTCTGGCCTTCCGTCGAGCGCATGATGCGGACGCTCCCCCCCTCGGTCTCTGGTGAAGGCGGGGACGACCGGCTGTTTGAGGCGGCCTGCATCCTCCGCTCGTCTTTCCGCCTCACGCCCGACGCGGCCATGAAGGCCCTGAAAATCTTCAACGAACGCTGTCGCCCTCCGTGGGACGATGAGCGCCTCTGGTATAAGGTCAACCAGGCGGCCGGTGACAAGCAGCACACAGCGGGCGAGCTCATACCGGCGGCAGTGAAGGAACGTCTACGGGAAGACGTCGGCTTCGTCCCGCCTCCCGCCCCTCCCGCTGAAGGCCACTTCCGGCTCATTAGCGCCTCGGAGATGAGCCAGCCTCTCGGACCCATCTCCTGGTTGGTCCGAGACCTCGGACTCGCCCCAGGCCGGCCCTGTGTCATTAACGGGTATGCCGGCTCCGGCAAGACATTCGCCGCACAGGAGGTAGCCCTGTCAGTCGCCTCTGGACAGTCCGCTTTCGGGTCAATGCCCGTCCGCCAGGGCCGCGTCCTGCATATCGACGTGGACCAGGGCCGCCGGGCCACCAGCTCCCGTTACCAGCAGCTGGCCCAAGGTCGTGGCATTGACCTGGCCTCGATGCCCATTGACCTGGTCGTGTTCCAGGGCCAGTTGACGGCTGGCGGAGAGGTCCAACCAGAGGCGGTCCAGAGGCTGGGCGACGTGTGCCTCGGCAGGGCTCTGTGCGTCATTGACTCTCTCCGTGGCATTGCCCCGGACATGGATGAGAACAGCTCGGCCTTCGGAGCCGTGCTCCAGGCCTTGGCCCTCGTGTCAGACGCCACGGAGGCGCAGTGCGGTATCGGTTGCACCTTCATCGTCCTCCACCATGAGGGCAAGCCTCAGCAGGGCGCCGGGCGCAGTGCCAAGTTCAGCGGGCGTGGGTCAAGCGCCATTCAGGACCGGTCCGGAGCCGTCTGGCGCCTGGTGCCCACAGACGACGGGTCACACCAGGTCGACTGGAGCATGACGAAAATCAGCGAGCACGACACGGAGTTTTGCAAGCCTTTCGTCACCAAGTTCGTGCCCGTGGACGGTGGCGGCGTTCTGCTCCGTGCCTCGGGCGTCGAGACCAGGCAGGAGGGCGTGAAAAAGAACGTGGCGGAGATGGCCACCAAGCTGACGGCCAAGCTGCGGTCTGCTGACCGCTGGATGACCCGGACCGAACTCCTGACGGACGTATCTGGCCGCGGTTCGGACAAGAGTGACGCGGTCTGCTATCTGCGGGAGCAGAACCGGATTGCCTACAAGATTGAAGGCACGGCGCACATGTACCACTGGAATCCGAAGATGGACCCGCGGTCGTGACGATTTTGACTTTACTTCGTCCGCCAGAGCCCGTACTACTAGGGCATGAACCTGCTGGACCTGCTCATCGCCGCCTCAAGCGCCCCGGTCGTGGCCGCAGACCCCGACTACGTCACCTACCTCTCTGAGGTTGACGCGGCCAACGCCAGCCGCTCTTGCAAGCGCTGTGGCAGCTCTGGCCACTTCCCCGAATACGCACACATCAACGGCGGTGCCTGCTTCCACTGCAACGGCGAGGCCGCCCGCGTTGACGCCCCGATGACCTACGCAGAGTGGGCCCGCAACCGGGCGGACGCCTTGGGCTTCGAAGGCTTCACCGTCATGGTCCGTGCCTAATGGGGCCAGCGGCGCCGTACAGCCTGCGGGGCCGGCACTGCGGGTGCCGGATGGGCGCCGGATGCTGTATGCCAGCCTCTGGACTTGTGGACGAAGTCTTCTTTGAGGACTGCACCGTGGACCCTCCGGAGGGTGCGCCGAAGGTCCGAAAGCACTGTTACGTGCTGTGCATTGCTGTGTTACGAGAAACCCAAGATTCTGACTGGTAGCGCTAAAGCGTCTGCCACCCAAGCCGTTCTATTGAGTATGACCACGAAGCAAATCATCGGTTACGTCATTGTGGACAAGAGCACTGGCGAGACGACTGTCGGCGAGCCAGTGCCAACCAAGGATGTCATGCAGCTTGAGAACGAGATGCGTCGTCTTAACAAGCAGGGCGGGACATCGCGCTACGCGGTGAAGGCCGTTCTGGCCTAACGCCTCTTGTCCCTCTTAGGGGCATTGGCAGCGGCAATGAGCCGACGCTTCAAGGCGTCGGCTTTTTGCTGTTGTTCGAGCTCTGACCCGGGCGCTGGCTGCGCGGGCTTGATGCGATGCAGCTGCATGGCGCGCTCAATGGCGTAGTGCAGAGAGTCGCAGCAGTGGTCGGAGTAGGACTGGTGGTGGTCATCGTGGTCCTCATTCCAGGGCACGGTCTGGATTTCCTCGATGAGGTCCGCGCAGTCCTGGTAGATTCGGATGTTTCCCGTACGAAGCATGCCTTGCATCATGAAGATGCGTTCCTGCTTCAGGCCGGACTTCTCGGACTTCTCGAACGGCAGGCCGTACTGCTGGATAAGCTGGCGAATGCCGAAGCCTTCGGCCGAGTCGCCTACCAGGTAGGCCGCGCTGTACTGCTTCATGAGCTGGCGCGTGATGCCAGCAATCTCGTTCAACGAGGTGCAGACCTGACGCTTGGACTCCAGCACGTGGCAGACCATCTGCTCGTGCACCATGTCGCCAATCTGCTCCTTGTGCATCGTCACTCGGATGACGTTCCAGGCGCACGGGCTGGACTCGCCGAAGTCCAAGGCGATGATGGTCTGGCCAACCAGGGGCATGAAGGCGCGGTCTTCAACGACGCCGTTCCAGGCCTTGCCGTAGCACAGGCCGTCCGTGGACAGGCAGAAGCGTCCGAGCCACTCCCGCTGGTACTCGGGGTTCTCCTCTGTCCACTTTTTCCGGGCCATCTTCTTGTCCAGAATGACCCTGGCGTTGGGGATGTACGGGTTGTCGAAGATGGTCGCCCTGTGGACGGTGAACCCGTGTGCTGGTTGGCCTTCGTTCCCACCACAGATATCGTGCCAGAAGCCTACGGGGGCGTAGGACGGCGTCCCGGAGCAGATGATACCGAACCCGCCGCGGCCGGCAAAGTCCATCGTAGCCGGCTCTGCAGCCTCGAACACGGCCGTCCGAAGCAGGTCCTGGTTCAGAGCTCCACACTCGTCGAACACCACGCCCGGGTAGCGCTCACCACGGAGCTTCTCCACTTCCGGCTTGGTTGACAGGCCCATGCACTGAATCTTGACGCCCCGGTCTGTGGTGACGAGACCCTTGGACCGGTTGAAGTCCAGCTTCATGCCAGAGTCCCGGGAGAAGCGCTCCAGGATTGGCCACAGGATGTCCCGGGCCTTCTGCTGGGTCGCGGCCACGAACGGATGGACCTCACCAGGCAGGCCGTCCATGCACAGCTTCACAGCGATGTAGGACGTCTTACCCGTGCGCCGTCCGCACAGCAGGGCCTTCAGGTCCGAGCCGTCAGCGTCGGCCTTAAGAGCCCACGGGGCCAGCCCTTTACGCAGGTCGTACGTGGCCCGTAGGTCAGAGAAGGCCCAGTCAGACACTTTTCTCTTGACTAGCTTGGTTGGCCATGGGAGGGTTCAGCAATGAGAAGCATTCCAGAAGCCGCATTCGTTGTTGTGCGTCGTGACCCGGCCGAGCTTGCTGACATGATTCACGCCCTGGACCCGTTCCAAGACATGGGAATCCCATGTTGGAGCGCCGTGGCCGGGCCGTTGGACGACCCGTACAAGCGGTCGTGGTATGACACCGTCACTGCTTTCGACGATGAAGAGCCGGCCGACATGTGGACCAACGACATGAAGGCCAGCCCCGTCTGCCGGTACTGCCAGCGCGGCCACGACGTCTGTTCGTGCGACTGACTCATTCGTCATCGTCAACCAGTTCACCCTGAGCTGCACCAAGCTGTGGCGGGGCGTCTCCAGGTTCCAGCGGGGCCAGCTTGAAGCCGGCGTCGTGGATGTCCTGGAGCAGGCTAGGACTCGGGTTCTGGAACAGGTGTCGCCGGACTGCCGGCATGTCGCCTTCATTGGGCACAGTGGAAGTCCAGGTAATCTCTCCGTCTTCCTTCATATGCTCCAGCAGGTAGGCCGCCCACTTAGGGTCTCCAAGGCCCGAAGCGCCGCCCTCTGTGGCGGCCACCAACAGACTCTGGAACAGCTTGCCCTTGACCAGGCCTAGCGAGCGGCGTGCGGCCTCAGCCAGAGCCCCGTACAGCGGGTCCGGGTTGGGATACAAACCTCGCTTCACCCACTGTTGGAGCTCCCTAGGGTTGACTCCGCAAGCGTCTGCCGCCGCTGTAATGTTGGGGTACTTGCGGATGGCACGGCAGAGACGCTTGACGAGGTCAGGGTTGAGGGCCTTCTCACGCCTCTTGAGCGCCACGCAGTTCCGAATACGGTGTGAACCGGAAGTTTCTGCCACGGCGTCGCCATTCGATAGCGTGCATAGGATTAAAACAAACAAGGTCGCCACGTCGCACGTCCGGGACCTCGGTCCGCTGCAGATGGTCCTTGCACTTGGCGCACAGTGTCCGGCCAGCGAAGGTGATACCACGACCAGCCGTCACTACCCGCTCCCAGACCGTCGAGATGGGACAGTCGCCAGCTGCCTCTTTCATGCCATCCCGCTGGACCGTGTCCGGCAGGTGGATGAGCTGAGAGACCTGCTCCTTCATGGCCATCGGGGCGTCCTCTGTCATGACAACGTCCAGTAGGGCTTGGTAGTCCTCCTGGTCAGTCAAGGGGTTGGTGATGCGGGCCAAGAGGGCGGAGAACGAGATGGTAATGACCGGCTGGCCGTGGATGACCACAGGCGGGCCAATCATAGCCAGGTTCCACACCACTAGGTCGCCCTTGCGCAGGTCCGGGATGTCCGGATGCAGCTGGTCGCCAGGGCCGACAGCCAAGACCTCACCGTACACAGGCCGGGGCTCGATGAAGCCGGTCTGCTTGTTGACGCGGATGAGGCCTCCGAAGTTGTCCTCCAAGTCCTCCCGCGGTTTGAGAACAACCTGGTTGGACAGTGGGCGCATGTTGGCCATTATCGTCGACCCTTTCCTGCGCCACGGGTGCGACGCTCCGAAGCTTCCATCCTAGCCGCCTCAGCCATGGCTGCAGCGAACTCGTCTTTCTCCTTAGCCTTCGGGTCAACGATGACCGTGCGCCGGCTCTTGAACTTGCCCGTACCGGACTCCCGCTCGACAGGCGCCTCAGTCTTGGCCTCGGGCTTGCCCTTGGACTTGAGTTGCTTGAGCTCCAGAAGCTGCGCGATGACCGGGTCCTTGGCCGCTAGCTTGACGAGCTCAGTCTTGGGCACGCGGAGACCCTTCTTGACCGGGTCCCAGTTCTGGGCAGCCAGCCTCACCACAACCTCAGCCGCGCCGGCCACGCCCTCCAGGGCCGTGCCTTTGAGCAGCTTGTTGGCGCCCTCCAGGTTCTTGGCCTGGACAGCCTCAGGGGCTGGTTGGCTCGCCTTGACCTTGGCCTGCTCGGCTGCCTCCGCGTCCGCCTGCTCCTTGGCGGCCATCTCACGGAGCTTCTTCCGGTAGATGACCTCGGACGGGCTCATGCCGGCCGCGGCCTTGGCCAGGCCTTCGGCAATCTGCTTGTAGGACACGCCGTCGGGCGCCAGGGCCTCCAGGATGTCCTTGGCAGCCGTGTACTCACCAAGCTTTAGGGCGTTCTTCAGGTCCACCAGGTGGCCGTACTGCTTCTTACCGTCCGCAATGATGGCCTGCGCGTGCTGCTCCTTGGCCGCTGCGTCCCGGAAGACGCCGTCCGCCCGGGCCTTGACGGCCTTGGCTTCGGCTAGGCCCTTGCGCATGGCGATGAGCTTGGGGCCGTTGACACCCAAGACCTTCGGGTCCACCCCGAGCTCCTTGAGCGCGTCCTCGATGTCACCGTCAATGAACTTCTGTCGGATACCCGCTACATCGTCGGATACCGGTTCATCAGCTTCTTCGTCCGCCTCCGGTCCATCAGACTCACCAGCATCGGAATCGTCAGCCTCAGAGTCAGCGCTTTCGCTCTCCGTCTCATCTCCGGCCGAGTCGTCCAAGGCGGACTTGTCGGCCATCTTGCCTTTTCCTGCATCAGATTGAGACTCGTCCGCATCGGGCGTCTCCTCTGCCGCGTCAGCGGCCTGGTTCAAGGCAGCGGCGAAATCAGCCGCGTCATTCTGTTCAGACAATCGGGGCTCCTGGTGCGGCCGGTGCGGCCATTTGGTCTGCTACGCCTGGGAAAATCTGCCCGGCGCCGGCAGCATCTGTGCTAATACTCGTCTGGGCCTGTGCCGTGTCCTGGTCGACGTAGTCGGAGGCTTCGGCCAAGAACTTGTCAAACCACTCCAGAATGTCGGACGGGGCGTTGCGCGAGCGGGCCTGGAGCTGGGCCAGCTGGACCTGACGGAGCGCGGCCGGAAGGTCAATCCACTCGGTCGGGCCCTGGTAGAAGCCCTCTTCAAGCCTGTCCTCGTCCTTGGCATGCAGCCACTTGTCAATCTGTTTTTCCACCCACTGCTCTTGGGCCAGGATGAGCGAGGACTTCTCTTGCGTGGCGTAGGTCTGCTGGATACTGGCAAACTCCGTGCCAGTGATGAGCCCCTGCTCCAACCAGCCGTATGCCATCTCCATGCGGGCCTTGGGGCTGTCCTTCTCTTCCGAGACGGCGGCCACCGAGATGGTGTATTTCGAGGCGTCTAGGTCCAGGTCGGCGGCCTTGATTTCCTCGGCCTTGTCGCCATGGGCCCACACTCGGCTGAAGTCCGGGTTCTCCTCCAGGAGCTCCTCCAGGGCCTCGACGATACGCCGAGCGTTGTCCACGGCACGGACCTGAATCAGGCGCCGCTCCTGGTCTGCATAGCGCTCTGTAGCCAACTGGGCCACCAGGTGCTCATGCTTGCCGCTGGTGGTGCCAACCTGCTTGGTCGCAGCCGTGTGCTGCTGGGCCATGCCTGAGACGTCGTGGCAGCCGGCATTCATCCGGTCCACGAACGCAGCCGTCATCTCGTTGTACTTGGGCGGGGCAACGAAGTTGAAGTTGGCGGGCGGGACGTTGGACCGAATGATTGCCCAACCACGGGCCTCGTCCAGGTCACCTTCCCTCTCCGCGTTCTCCGGGAGCACCAGGACGCACTGAGGGCTGTTCCGCTCAGCATTGTCCATGTCGCACAGCATGCGATTCTCGCGCATGGCCATCTCGTAGATGTTGCGCGTCATGGGCGTGCCCCACACAGAGTAAAGGGCGCGCTCGTAGTCCCACTTGACCCACGGGCCGTGCTTGCGGTCGAAATCCCGGTCGCGCAGGATGGTGCCGTCTTCCAGCACCCACATCTCGCGCCCAACCTGGCCCTTGTATTTCAAGTGCCAGCCCTGGACTACTCGGACGCCGCGCTGAGGGCGAAGGTCGTTGTCATAGTCCGAGTCTGTGGCCAGGGCCGAGCCGTCTAGGCAGACCTGCTCGTTCGAGTAGATTTCGTCCTCAAAGTCCGGGAAGTCTGCCGCCAGCTCGTCCGCGTCCCGAAAGACAGTGCGCACCAAGGAGGTGATGCGCCCGAACCGGCCGCTTTGCTCGATGCCAACGGCCATGGTATCGTCTAGTTCACAGCGGACGCCATCGTCGCCCGGGAAGTAGAAAATCATGTATGAGCCGGTGACGTTGATGGCCAGAGTGGCCCCATGCCGGTGCATCTCATGCAGCGTGGCAAAGTGGCCTTGCGGCTGCTCAACCTCTGCGTCCACCAACCGGCCCATGCGCACAGCCTTGACGGACTCTTCCCAACCGCCACGGTTGGTCATGAACTGAGCCAGGGGCGTGTCGTTGCTGGTGAGCTTGGCCACAGCGGTCATGCCGATGGCACGGGCCGTGTTCTTGATGATGGGCGCGTCCAGGAGGTCGCCGAACACGTCCCGGTTGTCGAAGTGGTAGCCGGAGCCCTCGAAGCTGGTGAGCTCCAGGCCCTCGAACAGGCTGGCGTAGGCGCGAGCCTCACCACGACGAGGGCCGTTGTCCCGGAGCGTGTCCCGGGCCGTGCGCAGAAGCAGCTGGGCTGCGTCGTCGCTGTTGTCTACCCGGTACCACTTCTCGTGTTCCAGGCCAGTGTCAAGGTAGTGCGCCATTAGGCCTTTTCGATATGGGCTCCGCGGCTGTCTTTCACGCGCGCGGGTTGGATGTCCAGCAGGGCCCGGAGCTCGTCATAAACGGCGGGCGAGAGAATGACAGGCTCCGTACCCCGGGGTTCAGGTCGGGGGTACAGATACTTTTTCATGACGCAGCGCCGCGGGGGTGCCAGTAGGCAATGACGTCAACCGTCGTATCCGCGTCCAGACGGACAGCCGCCAACGGCACATACACCAGAATGGCGCCCGTCACGGCCTGGGTGATTTCCGTGCCACTGGCATCCTCGATGACAAGGTTTCCCGTGCCGGTCACCAGAAGGCCGCTGGTTGCACAGCGCGCATTGGCCACGGCCTCGGTCAAGTCAATGTCCGTGGCAGTGGCGGCAGGGTAGGCCCGAAAGTAGGGGGCCGCTCGTTCGTGAAGCTTACCGGAATTCTTGAGTCCCATTTGGTTTCCTTATTGTGGCAGACTTCTTGCACGAAGTCAAGCGTTAAGCGCCGGACGAAGGCCCGGACGCAATGGAGGCAATGCCTCGGGGGCTGTCGATGGAGGTTTCGAGCGTGCCGCTGGGCAGACCCTCGGGGTTTGGCGCTTCCGCCCCCATGCTGTTCTTGATGTTCTTGGCCACGCTCTTTTTCCAGACGCCGCCTAGACTGTCGCCAATCTTGAACATCTGGGCCAGGTAGCGGATTCGTTCGTAGGGCGGCCTGGTTGGGCTGTCTACCACGGCGTTCAGGGCGTCGGACTGGAGCTGCCCGAAGATGTCCGGGTGTACTGCCTCGATGGCACGTGCCTGGTCCGGAGTGGCCTGCATGGTAGAGAAGTCTTGGACGACCGCGCCCGGGTCCATGACAGCCTCCCACAGCCGTGCGAACTGACGGATGGCCTGGACGTCCGGTGGCGTGGCATGTTTGCCCAGAAGGCTCATTTCCACACCAGGGGGGAGGTTCTGGGCCAAGTAATTCATGGCCGTTACCATGCGCTCGGCCAGACGGAAGTGGACATCAGGCATGGCCTCTGCCAGGTCGCCCGTCCCGGAGGCAATGGCGTCGACCAGCGTGTCCGGCTCCTGCATGGCCGTCACAATCTGCTGGCGCTTGGCCTGGAAGCTCTGGGTCATGGTCGGGTAGGTGCCCTTGAACCGGGAATCTGTACCTTCCCGCTCGCGCAGGTGGCCCGCTGCCACGGCCCCGACCGGAGCCCCAACCTTGGACGCAGCGTCCAGGCCCTTGGCCACGCGGCGTACGCCGTTGACCATGGTATTGGCGCTGGAGCGGATGTGCGTCTTGCCGGCCGTGTTGATGTTCCGGAGGGCGCGCTTGATGCCCACGTAGGCAGGGCCAACCAGCGGGACAGCCATGGCAAGCTGGTCCGTCGCCGCCTCCGCCTGGTCAGCCTTGTCCGCACGGGGCTTGGCCTGCTGTACCTCGTCCGCCTCTCCGATGGCCTTCCTGACCTCGGAGATGTCCGCCTGCATCTTGTCCAGGGTCTTGTCATCGGTCATGCCCCACTTGCGGTGAGCCTCTGCCATCTCCTGATAGCCGGTCAGGACGTCTTCCAGTTTCTCCTGTGTCAGGCCGCGGCCAACCTTGTCCTTCTCCAGGAACGAACGAATCTTGGCAGGGTCGAACTCTGTGATGGCTTTGGCGTCAAAGTCCTTGCCGACCAAGCGCGCTAGGTCCCCCTCCGCCACTGGTGCGCCCTTGAACCAACGGTTGTGCCATGCGCTGTTGACGTCGGCCTGGAACTTGCCAGCCCGGCCCCATAGCGCCTCGGACTCCAGACCTGTGCGAAAGCTCTCTTGGACAGCGTTGACGACGCTCATCATTTGGTCGTGGTAGACCGCGTCCTGCGCGTTCATCTTGGACCGGCCGAGAGACACGTGATACTTCTGAAGGCCGCGCTTAACAGCGTCAGCTTCGATGAAGCGGTCGGTAGCCTTGCGCGAGCCTGACAGACGGGCCTCAGAATCATCCAGGAACGTCTTGAGTTTCTTGGCCATGCCTTGAAGGCCCGGAGCGTCGCCCAACGCCTCAACTTCAGCCCGGGCTGTGTTGATGTTGTCTAACTGCTCCGCCACCCACTTGTCCTGGCCCGGGTGCTCTTTGCTGACCAGGCGGGAAATCTTGGCCCGCTTCTTGGACACGTCTCCGAGCTCGGTGAACTGGGACGAGGCACGGTCCAGGGACTGGCGCGTACGCTCCGCCGCATCGTTGACGATGTCCCGGCCGTTGTCCCGCAAGAACCTGTCCCGCTCCGGCCCTGGTGCGGCCTGTGCCACGTCCGAGCCGGACTGCCCTGCGCGCTGTTCCGCCCTCACCAGCACGTTGTCCGCGCCTCCGGAGAGCACGTCCTCGCCAGCCCCGACCGCCTTGCGCAGACCCGCGCCCAAGGCCTTGGGAATGAGCCGGCCGGCAATCTCGCCGCCTACGCCGTACATCAGGACGTTCCCGATGTCGATGTCCCGGCCCCCTTCCCGGGCTTGGACCTGCTCCTGTGCGAAGCCCGAGACGCCACCCTCTGCCACGACAGAGGCAGCGGCAGCCGCCCTGGCTGACAGGCCCACAGCCGCGCCTAGGCCGCCCGTAGCAGCGGCAGCGGCCACGCCCGGGAGCACGGCAGCGGTCTCGGCGCCGAAGGCCAGGACGGGGCTCTCCCGTCGCAGCACTTGCCTACGGGCTGCCGCGTCTGCCCCTTGTGGTGCGTACAGGCCCAAGGTGGCCGACTCGCCCGCCAGCTCCAGGGCACCGAGTGCAGTATGGCCTGCTGACCCGTATTTCTCGCGTTCGTTGAAGGTCGAGATTTCCTTCAGGCTTGCGAAGTCCAGGCCCTCTCGCTTGGCCCGCTCGTCCGCCTCTGCGGCTGGGACGGAGATGAGCTCTCCTGTGACAGGGTCCTTCAGGACTCGGGTGTCTTTGGTAACTTCAGGCATTATCGGCTAGGCCTCGTTCCAGACTCAATGGCAGCGATGGCAAACGCCACGTGACCTGGGCTCATCTCGGACAGCGGCGTGGACTCGTCCGCACCAGTCAGGCGCTGCATCTTGGCCAGGTAGTTGTCCACGTTGTTCTCATGGGCCGGGGCGTACTTCTCCACGAACTGGCGGACGTTCAGCCCCCGGCCCTGGTCAATCTGCACCTGCCGAGCCAGCGCTCGCATGCCAGCGCCTTCGTCCTCGAACTTGGCCCAATAGCCTCCGCCCCTCTTGGGCTCGCCCCGGGTCGCCCCGGCCTGGCCGGCGTAGGTCAGGTTCCCGGGGTTCTTGTGTTCGTAGGCGATTCTGCTGGTGCGCGGAATGACCACGGGCGAACCCGCCGCCGCGTCCTGCTCCGAACGGCCGGCATTACCCCGAAGACCTGCGCCCCGGTTCATGTCCTTGAGCTCTCGGCGGAGGCGGAAGAACATGGGGTTTTCGACCTGGGACTCCTCATCGGCGCTGGACACGCTCTGCTTCAGGATACCGAGCCCACGCTTGACCGAGTCATAGTCACCAGAGCCCTGGAGATTCTCGATGGTCCGGGCATATTCCTGCTCGGTCACAGCCGCACCGGAGATGGCCTTCAGGTACTGCGCCGTCACAGACCCGAGGACCTGGCGAACGGCCTTGGCATCTTGCGTGTTGACGCTGGACGGGATGAACTTGGCCAAGGGCCCGAGACCCGCCACGTCACCGGACTGCTCGTACGCGGCAATCAGGCGGTCGGCCGTGTCCAGACCAGCCCGGAGCGTGGCGCGCTCCTTGAAGTCCTTGTTATAGGCCGTCCAGGCCTTGTGCGCCTCCTTGGGCGGGACGCCGTTCTCGACCGCGTACTGCTGCAGCGACCGGGCCCGGTAGCTCTCCGCGTCCACGGGCGTGGGGGCGGAGCCGGGCGCGTTGGCCTCGGCAATGGTCATGTCCCGCTCCAGCTTGGTCAGAGCGTCGATGCGGTGCCTCGAAATCTCCGCGTTCATGCGCTTGCGGAAGGCGTCAATCTGGGCCGGGGCGACCTTGTTCTGCGAACCAAGGAGTCGGGCCTCCGTTTCTTTCAGGACGATTTCCTTCTGCTTGGCCCGTAGCATGTCCTCTGCCGCGTCGATACTGCCCAACTGTCGGGTCAGGTCTTTGAGCTGCTCGGACTGGGTCAGACGCTGCTGGCGCACGTCCTCATCCAGACGGTGCATCAGGGCGTCCAGCGTAGGGTTAGAGCCGCCGCCATTCAGGCCCTGGAGCATGCCACCAGCGACCGCCCCGATGAACGTGGCGACGGCGCCAAAGCCCGTTGGGAAGGCTCGGTGCCGGTCCGGCTCCTGGTTGGACACGTCAGCGATTTTCTGCTCGACCTTGGCGCGGCGAGCAAAGATTTGCTTTTGCTCCAGCGCCTGCTTGGCCTGCGCGTCTTTGACCTCGCGTTCCAGCTCCAGCTGGCGCTTCTCGTCCTCCTCCAGCTGAATCTCGCGCGCCAGCGCCTCGTCCAGAGCTGCCCCGCGCTCCTGCTCGGCCAGGCCGTCAATTTCCCGGCCATAGCGGCTGACGGCCGCAGGGTTCATGCCGGAGCTCTGGCGCTGGGTCTCCATCCAGCCACCCTCGGTCCCTGGGAACATGGCCGGGGCATTGTCCGCCGAGCCTGGCTCCATGATGAACTCATCAGCCTCACCAGGAGCAGGCATGGCGGCCTCGGCCTCCGGGTCTAGACCGCGCTCGCCCATGCGAGCCTCGATTGTGGTGGAGCCTTGGCGCTCAGGGTCGCCGGCCGCCGCTGCGAAGCCTTGGCCTACAGCCTTGATAGGGGCCGAGATGTCGGTCGCCCCGGCAGAGTCGACCGGAGGCGTAACCATGCCGGTCATTGGGTCCGCGACCTGCTCCACGGCGCTCGTGTCAGCGGGCAGGGTCGTCAGGTAGTTCCCAGCGTCGTCATAGACGTCCACCAGGCTCGGGTCGTTGGGGTTAGGTTGACGGGTGCTCATGCTGCTGCGAAGCCTCCAGCGGCCGCTGCGCCACCAAGAACCAGCTTCATTGCGTCAAGCGGCCCGATGTTCTCGGACGCTGCGATACCCTCCATGGCGGCCTTGAAGTTCTGGTCAATTCCGTACCTGGCCGTCATGTCGTTCCACTGGGCAATCTGCTTCTGTACGTCCATGCCGGCGAACGCCTGTGCGTTCTGGAAGAAGTCTCTGGTCAGCTGGCCTACGCTCTGCATCTTGGCCGTGTCGAACTGATAGTCCATGCCGGTAAGGGCCGTCAGGTTCTGAATGACGCTCACCGCCGCGCCCTGGTTGGCCTCTGCGATTCGGACGTCTCGGTCGGCTGTGCCAGCAGCCACGCCCGCGTAAATCTGGGCCGCACCCGTGGCCGCACCAGCCCGCGCCTGCTGCTCTTGGATGCTGGCCTGGTTCGCCTGTGCCTGGAGCTGAGGCGCCGCGCCCAAGGCGCCCTTGACGCCGGCCTGGACAGCGCCAATGCCTCCAGGGCTGGACCGGCCAATGGCCAGCTGCTGGGACAGGGACCGGTCCGCAATGGCTGCCGTCTGGCTCGGGGCACCCATGATGCGGTTCACCAGGTCCTCGGACATGGCGAATGCTCGGTCAATCTCTGCGTTGCGCCCGAGACTCGGGTCAACCACAGGGGTTAGCCGGTCAATGTTGGCCTGGGTCAGTTTGTTGTTCGGGTCAACGGTCGGCTGCGACCCAAGGACCTCGTCCGCCAGCCCGCGCGCCACGGCCTGGTCATCGGCCACTGCCGACCCGGCAGCGCCAGCTGGCGTGAGGCCGGGCTGAAAGGCGCCGTTGTGGTTGAAGTCACCCTGCACGGCCGGCCCGTTCGAGGGGCTGGCGTTCGTGCCTGGCATCTGGACGCCGCCCGCACCAGGCCGGAAGCGGGTCGAGCTCACGCCAGTGCCGCTCTGCACTTGGAACCCATTGGCCGTGCCGCCCGCACTCTTGGGCGTGCCGTAGGCCGGGAGAGGCGCCCCGTTGGCATCGAGCCCTCGGACGTAGTTGGCGTAGATGCGCTTGCGTTCCTCCTCTGCAATCTGCTCCGGAGTACGGGCAGGTCGCTGGACTCCCGTGCCGCCGGACAGGTCTGCACCCGTGCCGAAGAAGTCCGCTTGGTTAGCTTGAGCCATTGGTTATCCTTAGTGTAGCAAGAATCAGGCCACGTGTCCAGTAGAACCAACACGGACCAGGTTTTTAGAGCCTTCAACCTCGGCAGCCCAGGCATTCAGCCGGAGAGCCGCGGTCGGGGCGGAGTGGGTGACGACCCAGCGCAGGGAGAATCTGGACGTCTTGTGGATGGACAGGGACCATAGGCGCTCGAACGTGCCCTCCGTGCCAGCGAACACTTCCGTGCCCAGCGACCGGAGGCCCTGGCCGTCGTCGTAGTCGATGAAACATTCCACAGAGCAGGCGCCCAAGGCCGTCCCTAGCAGGCCGACCCGGTAAATGTGGCCCCAACCAAGGTTCTTGGTGACGCGAACGAAGCCTGTCTGGATGGTGTGGGACACGAACGTACCAGAGCCGGGGGACAGGTCCTGCTGGTAGACCGTCCCACCAGATAGCCACACGAGACGCCCGTCGAGCTCCGCCAGAGCGGACACAGGCCCGCCGACGTTGTCCACGAACCACTGCTGCCGGCGCAGGTCGAACGTCAGGATGCGGCCCGAGAGGCCGTCCGTAGCGTTGCAGCTGAAGGCCACTGCCATCTGGCTGCGGATGTGGACTGCCGCCGTAATGACCGGGAAGAGGGTCAGGGTGTCTCGGACGGGCTGCCCAATCCAGGTCACCTCTCCAGCGGCGGAGCCCTGCTGGCTTCGGCCCAAGAGCATGAGCTTGTCCGGTGCCATCTGGAAGAAGAAGCCGACCGGGGTGCTAACCAGCGAGCGCCAGTCGATGCAGCCGCCGGGCGTCGGGACGGCCAGCATGCTGTCGAACTCACCCGTGCCGCTGCGCTCCGGGCCGCGCCCCGGTACCTGTGCAATCTCGTCCTTGGACCAGACCACGCCAACGGCCTCGAACGCGCCCACAGCCGTGATGGGCTGGTTGTGCCGGCGAATGTAGGACAGTTTGGACGAGAAGGGGAAGGCTACCTGCCGCCCGGGGATGGTCAGGTCCGAGTAGAACCAGGTGTCGTCAGCAGGCAGGCCTCCTGTGAAGGCGCGGTCGCGGGCTGGCCATATGTAGCGGCACGGGTCCGGTGAGCTGACCTCAAGCCCGGACTCGTCAGAGTAGAGCACCTGGTTGTCCGAAAGAGAGCTGTCGGACTGGGTGCTGGTGATGGTCACCAGTTCCGCGCTGTCGTCCAACGGGTCAATGACCGCGACGGCGTCGAGCTGGAAGTTGCCACCGTCGCCGATGGTCCGGTAGAGCTCTACCACGACCGTCAGGTTCTGGTCCCTGAAGGCGGCATGGCGGCGCAGACTGTGGGGCGTGGTGACTGCCCACACGATGGCATCATTCGTGCTAGTGAGGAGCCGAGCCGCTGGCGGACTGGGCTGGCTCCGGGCCACCAGGTTCTTGCCGTTGTAGCATTTCCACACAGCCTTGACCTGGTAGGTCGTGGCCTGGGTCAGGGCGCCCGTCGTGTTCTCGCTGGAGAAGGTGACAATGGGGCACTCTGCGAAGCCAATCTCCGCCATGGTACGGCCGTCGTACGTGAGCGGCAGACCTCCGGAGATGAGCAGCTCGCCTGCCACCTCCGCCATTTGGCGCCGCTCCGTGGCGACGGTGGACGACTCGATGATAGTGGCGCGCAGGCTCTGGCCTGACAGCCCAGTGTTTTCGGCCAACTGGACGAAGGCCAGGTACAGCTTGGTGCCATCCGTCGCCCCGTTACTCACCACGTTGGCGCTGGTGGTTTGGGTGTCAATCTGCTGCGGGGCAAGAAAGCACTGCGGCAGTTGTCGGTTGCCAACCACGTGGAATGTGCCGAGCTCGAAGTCTGACGCCGTCAGGTCCACCCAGCCGCTGAACTCCTCTGAGCCAACGGCAATAGGCGCCATGTGTGGTCGCGCGTCGTGGTAGGTGACCAGGGTGCCAAGGCCATGGCCGGCCTGTGCGAACGGAATAAGCAGCCCGTGCTTGTTAAGCTCGTTGACGCCCGTAACGAACACCTGGTTGCCGGAGAGGCAGGCACCGAGCCGGACACCGCTGCCGCCTGCGCCCGTGAAGATGTCAGTCGGCCCGCTCTGGACCGCGCCCGCGGCATTGAACGTGGTTGCGAAGTACTCTCGCGAGGCGTTCTGATAGACCAGGGTGATGAGGGTGCCGGCGGCATTGCCAACCAGCGCCACGCTGTCCGCCTCTGCCGCGAGGCCCGTCCAGTTGGCCACAGAGGCGCCGGAGCTGGAATAGGTGCGGACCAGGGCGCTCGACGCCGTGCACCAGGCCACAGCCCAGCCGGTGCCGAAGGTCGAGACGGCCAGGTCGTCCACGACGGTGGCATTGGAGAGCAGGGTTGAGACGCTGGACAAGGTCTCGTCGGTCAGCGGGTCAAAGTTCACCCCGACTATGTCTTCGTCGCCGTCCACGCCCGTGACCCAGAAGTCCGAGCCCGCGAAGCAGACGCGCGCAAGGCGCATCGCCACGTCCTCAAACAGGAGCGTCTGGTTGGTGGCTGGGTCGAACACGTGTACCGTGCTCTCCGTCGCCCTACCGATGACCGCGCAGATGTAGCCGGCGCCGTACGCGAGCGAGATGTGCCGGACGGAGTCGCCCTGGTCCGGGATAGCCCCGACCTCGCGCAGGTCCGTTAGCGTCGGCAGTCGCCGGCTGGTCGCACCGCTGGCGTCGTTGCCGGACGTGGCCCGCCACTTGGACGCGCGGGGCAGCCACTCGAACAGGTCGGTCGATGCAGCGGCCGCGGTCTGCTGGCCCCCTAGCGCCACCAGGGCGCCTCTGTAGTTGGCCAGGTCGAACGGCACTAGGGCGTTGACGCTCATCGTGGCGGAACTCAGGGCGGTGGCACCAGGGCGCACCGTGAGGCGTCCGTCGCGGTCTAGGCGCACGTTCTCAGCCACGGCCAAGACTTCGTTGGGCAGCCACTTACGGTCGGCCGCCTCATAGGCCCCGGAGTCAAACGGAAACTCGATAATTTCAGACATTGGTACTTCAGTTTTCCTGGTGCTGCCCGTTCAAGATAGGTATGCTAGTCACGATGCACTTGTCCGAGACTGAAACCAACAACATCGCCCGGCTGCTCCCCGAGCTCGTCGCCACGCTCCGCGGCCTCTGCCTCAAGAACGGGCGCCGGTTCGGGCAGCTGGTAGGCTCTAACGGTCGCATACTGAAGATTGTGGAGGTCTGAACCATGAAGCGCTTTGCCCTTGCCCTGGTCCTTTTCGGCTGCTCGCAAACGCCCCCGGAGAACTACAGCATTGACTCGGACTTCAGCCCGGCGGAAGCTGCCGTCATTCGAGACGTCTTCTCCGCCTGGTGTGACGCCGTAGGCTACTGCCCAGAAGAGGTTCTCCAGGCCG